CCCGCTGTCCGTTGAACACCTTTGCGTCGAGCTTGTTCAGGCGGCGTTCGTGCTCTTCTACCGCGCGCGGCAGATATTTATCGACCACGAGATGCTTCCAGTCGCGCATACCCTGCTGATCCTTCTCCAGCGTCTTTACCTGCTGTAGCAGCGGCCACAGTTCCTTGTTGATGGCGGTGATAGTGTTCACGTACTCCGCGTCGCGATCCTTGGCGCGCTGCTCGAAGCGGCCCTCCAGCTTCGTAAGGGACGAAGCAATGGCAGCAATTCTGTGTTGCAGGAGCGCCCAGACCACCCCGACGAGCGCCAGAACAATCGGCAGCCCAACGATGAGAATGAACCTGGCATCGTCGCTCACTCAGTCCTCGTTGCAGTACGCCTGCGTTACCCGACGGGAGAGATAGCGGAACTGCTCATCGGTCCACGTCGCGCAGGCGAGGATCTGATCGACTTTCGTGCACTGGCCGGGCGTGAGATGGTCACGCACTTCTGGATCGTCCAGCATGTTGCGGAATGAATTGATGATGATGACCTGATGTGAAATGTTCGCTGCTCCTTAGTGGTCGTCAGTCTTGATACCCAAGGCTTCGATTCTGGCGCGCATGATCTGCGCGTCGTACTGCGCAAGGCGCGCTTCACGCTCGGCGAGCTGCGCGAGCACGACGGCGAGAATGGCAAGCCCTACGCCAAGCGTTCCGAGCACGATGGCGATGATGGATAGCGTGCGCTCGGACAGTTCGATCTTCGTGACCTGCACCTGCGCACGATCACTTGCGTGAACACTATCGTCCGGGCTCTGCGTGTGGTTCACGACATCAGGGTTCACGTCCGCTCCGATAGCGCTGTCGCTCCTGAATGAGGAAGTCCACCTTCGCGCCGATGGCTTCGACCTTGCCGTTGATCGTGTAGAGAGCCTGTCCCACAGAGACGACGCCGATTGTAACCAGCGTCGCCACGATGCCGAGGACCCACCAGATGAGGCGCGTGTTGCCATTCATGTTCCCCACGCCGTACGGGTTCTCATAGCCATCGGCTCCTACTTCACGTCTCATGTGCGTATTTTCATCGCGTGCTCGCGCCAGCGCACGATGACCGACATCTCCGGCGCCATACACGACTGTTCCGCTGTCACTTCTACCCCCGTCGTCACTTATTCTGCGTGATTTTAATTGCTACGACCGCGCGCGCCAGCGAGAGGGGATGTCCCCGTCGTACCACAATGCAATTCCAGTATTGGCACCGAGCGTTACAGCGATGCAGATGTCTGCTAACCTCGCCGCATGCAGATATTCCGGATCTACCGTGTCCCGCCAGAGCGGCGGGCGAATGTGGATAAGGCCCTGCAAGAACTGCAGGCTGATCGAGACCGCAGGTGTACGACCTGCGAGACGACCTTTGCGGTGATCCTGCTGGTTCTCTTCGTGCTGTTATGGTTCGGCTTTGGGATACCGACGCCGATATCCCTCGCCTAGACGAATCACGAGATTTCGCGCCGGACGCTCGTACCACCGCAGGGCAATCCACGCGATACCCATTGCCCCGACGACCGTGGCGACGATGCGTGACACTTGAGGCAGCCCTTCCGTCACCGACCATACAAACGGGTGGATGAGATAGAGCCCGTAGCTCACGTCGCCGAAGAAGCGACTGATACCCGCAAGCACCACGTTCTGTGTTGACCAGAAAAAGCCAGCGACAATCAGTACCGCGAGGCTTGTGTAGGCGACGCCCTGCCAACCCAAAAGCAAAGCGCGGTCGGGAGCACCGGGAAAGGCGAACAGTGCGATCGCGCAGGCAATCCCCAGCAGCGGCAGCCAGGTCCCGCGCGGCGCCAGCTTCGCAATCAGCATGCCGCCGAAGAAGAACACCAGGAACGCGCCGGGCTGGGTGTAGACCGCGAAGCTCCCGAACAGGTCGGCCCCGACGACCTCACTGGCAAAGGCTAACCGCAGTGAGAAGAACGCAACGAACACGAGGATCGCCGCGCGCCCGGTGAGGCCCAGCAGCACCGGAAAGAGCGCATACAGCACGCACTCAATACCGAGGCTCCATCCTCCGGTAACCGATGAGGTCTGACCCGGCGAGGCAAAGCCAAAGAGCATCGAGAGATTCAAGAACTCCCGTGCGCTATCCCAATCACGTCCAACAAGAGTCGGCGCGAGCGCACATGCAACATAGAGGGGCGCAAGGCGTGCGAAGCGCCGCAGCAGGAACTGCGGGATTGAAAGGTCCTTCCCGAGCCGCCCGGCATATATGTGATAGAGCACCGCGCCGGAGATCGTGAAGAAGACGTAGACCCCGTAGAGTCCCCATTCACGGAAATGGGCAATCCCGCTCCACCATAGACAATGGTAGAGCGCCACCAGCAATGCGCACAACCCCCGCAGCAGCTCGAGCCCGAGTAGTTTCTTCGGCACCGCTCAAGTGTAGCTTCACATCGTGTTGGTAGCATGGTCCATGATCGCGACGTACACCACGATAGTCATGTCGTTGGACCCATCCGGCAGGAATCCGGCATCCGTCGTGTACTGGCATCGCAGCGAGCCCCCGGAGGCAATCTTGTTCCCGTCCTGCAGCGGCGGGACCATTGTGGAGGCGTTGCCCGCGTTCGATGAGTTGAGCGTCAGGGTCGTGGTTGCGGCAACTCCCGAAACTAGCGGCTCGATCAGCATCGTTCCTGCGGTGACGTTCGCTTCCGTTGCCACCCCGATCCCTACCACCCATGCCGTATTGGGCATGCGGTAGAACGTTGCGGCCGCATTGACTCCGGCAAGCGCTACGTCCGTCTGGCTCGCCGCGACGTTCGTGACCTGGAAATAGAACGGGACGATGCTGAGGAACGATACTCGCGTTCCCAACGCCGCGATGTTGATGCTGGCGAGTTTCAGCCCGCTGGTATTCCAGTAGTTGCGGCCGATCTCGATGTCTCGTGAGTCCGCGCCAACCGTGATCGGCGGAAGTGTCGAAAGAGATGAGAAGCGATTTCCCTCAATGACGCATCCGCGCGCGCTGTTGTAGTTGACGCACGTCCCGGTTCCGGAAGTCTGGTTCGAGCGCACGATCTCGTTGCCGGAAATGATCCCACCAAGGCATTGATCGGCAGACACCGCATCCAGGTAAATACAATCGAAGTTGCTGGCGGCGCCGGACAGCTCTCCGTGGCACCCCTGAATCACATGGTGGCGAACGTTCTTGAGCGCGATCCAGTGGGCTCCAGCGTTGCCGTGGTTGAAATACGAATCGCGCATGATAAAGCTCGATCCGTCCTGCGCCAGCACGTTTTCGTTCGTGTTGTAGTGGACTTGAGAGCCGTCGCAAATGACGAGCTGCGTCCACGCCAGTGACTGCGCGCCCTTGTCGGCATGGATGCCGCGATAGTTGCCCTCGATGACGCTCTTTCTCACGACGGTGATCTGCGTGTCGCCGCCGGAGAGGCGCAGACCCGCCTTGTCGGTCGAGGTGAAGCCGTGGATTTTCGAGTTGTCGAGCAGGATGGAATTGCCGGAAATGATCTCGATGCCGTGTCCTGTCGCGCCACTGCCTTCGAGTTCGATGTTCTGAAGCGTGAGTCCGACCCAGCTCGTGGACTGCACGCCGGTCCCGGTGATCGCATTCCCGGAGCCGGTGTAAATAAGGCGTGTCGCCGCACTCGTTGCAAACTGCTCACCGAATGCCCCGCCGATGCCACGAAGCTTGACATGTTTGTTGACCGGGATGGTGAGCCCGGTGTTGTAGGTGATGTCCCCGTCCGTAATATCCACCGTCCCACCGCCGGTCGGCAGCGCATTGATGGCGGCCTGAAGCCCGGTGGCATTGGTTGCCGCGCTGGCGGATGAGGAAACGCCTTGGCGTGCGGCCTGCCCGGGCAGATACGCATAGTTGACCGGGATGATGCCGGCGGCGCGCTCTGCGTCCGTGAGATCGCGCGAGTCATCCGCCGCGTCGAACACTTCGCCGCTCGCCGAGTCGAGTTGCTTGAGAAGCGGTGTCCGTGCCATCAGAGGATGCTCGTCCAGCCAAGATGCACAGTTACATCTGCATAGGCCGTCGCGCTCAACGAGTCAGTGACTGTGCAGCGCGCAACTCCATCCATTCGCGTGCCATCAAAGAAGCTTGTGCCTCTGAACGTCGTTGTCGCAGAGGCGGGGGAATCAATCGTGATGCCTGTACCGCCGGTCAGCCATGCCCACGCATAGGTGTATCCGGGTGTTCCGCCAGTTGGCGTCACTACCGTCGATCCGGTTACGGCCGTCTTCGGGTTCGGGGGCGGGAACCCCCCGCCTGCACTAAGATTGTCCGGCACGGCAGTGGCAGCAAGAGCGGCTGTCACAGACGAGGCTGCTGCGGCGAGCCCATCCCCGACCGGCTCCACAACACTCACTTCGCCGCTTCGCGTGAGGCGAAGCCAGTAGTAGCGCGTTGTGGTATCCGTCTTCTGAAGGAAGAGTCCAACCGCGTAGCCACTCCATGCAAGCGTTGCGCTTGCAAACGGACTTACCGAGGTGTGCTCGAAAAGCTCCACGAACCCAATCATCTTGGAGACGCTCGGCAAGGCCCACGAAAACTTGATGCCGTTTGCCTTGCCCACCGCGGTGAAATCGACCGGCTTTTCGCCGTGCTCGCCGGGGGCTTCGATGTTGGAACTCTCGCCGTCGGTCGGACCTGCGGGCTCCCACTCCGAATACAACGGTAGCCGCCCGAACTCAGGATCAATGCGCGCGCGAATCCAGTAGTAGCGCAAACCGCCAAGCGGAAGCTGATGGAAGTACGCCGAGCCCTTCACCTCTCCGGCGCTGGTTGCATTCTCGCGGTTGTTGTCGATGCTCGCCCAGACCTCGATGACGGTGTACGCATCGGAGGCTGGCGGCGTCCACGTCAGGGAATTTCCACCCTGCACGTGACTGGCGACGAGATCGGCAGGCGCGGGAGGCGTGGCGTCCTCGTCGTCTTCCGGGACTTGCGGCTCCGGGATGTACTGAATCCGAAGCGCAGCGTTCGAGTAGTCGTGACCTGAAATGACGGCCGGATCAGCGTATCCGGCGTGAGGGTTGCCGGGTCTCGCGATCGGATCGGCTATCACTGGATTCGGCGTGAGCGTCGAACTGCGATCCACCATCGCATTGCCGGACTGCGTCACGGTCCCGGTCAATGCCGAAAACTTTCCCGCCATGATCGGAAACGAAAGCTGGTTGCCATCGAGCAGCAGCAGGAAAGAGCCGGGACTGCCGGCACCACCGGCACCGGGGTGCATCTGGATATTGCCGTTGGTGATGAAGGCCGGAGCTGTCGTGCTCTCGCCGTTCAGAGTGATGCTGCCTGAGGCACCATAAGCAAAGCCACGACAGATCAGGCAGAAGCCCGCCCCCCCGGCTCCCCCGGCACCACCAGCCGCAAGAACCGAGTCGTTCTGCGAGACGATGCGGCCACCGGGCGCCCCGCCGGTCCCGCGAAGATCGGTCGGCAAGCCGAGCAGGGTACTGCCATCGACGCGCAGCTCAAGCGAGGGGAACGCATCGTTCTTTGCCTTGGTCAGTTCAGCCGGGAGCGTTCGAACTTTATGGAACCCGGTGATACCGGCGACCTCATCGACGCGAATCCCATCCCAGCCGCGTGAGTTGCCGATGAAGCCGGGATTCCCCGCGAAGGTGTCATCCCACGCGCCCGTACCCGGATCGGAAACACCAGCCTGGCCGTCGCCGGTTCCGACCAGATCGCCGTTCTTCGTCACGAAGCCGCGAATCTGAAACATCACGTTTTCGGTGATGTTGATGATTACGCCATCGAGAAAGGTCAGATCGCCGAGGTAGTAGTAGATCGCCGCGGCGTTGGCGAGGCTCGCATGCCCCGTCAGGTTGTACGTGCCGGCCTGCACGATGCCATCGACAATGGTGAGTACCGAGGTCAGCGGTGTCCCGATAGCCCCGTAGAAGTCGTCCGGGAGCGAGGCATTGACGCTATCCGAAGGCGGGAAGAGCCCCGGCCTTGCCGTGGAACCGAACAACTCCAGCGCAACATCGCCGCTCAGGAAGTCGTAGCTCTTCTGCTGGATCTCGTGCGAGCGGTTGTAGTCACCCGCCGATCCGGCAAAATCCCGCAGCACGTCCGAGGACACCGAAAGCCGCACCACATCGCCCACCTCCAACCGGTTGAGCGAGCCCAGCACTGTGCAATCAGTCGTCTGCGGAGGCGCGGCGTACGCGTCACGGATTGAATCCAGCCGCTGCGCAAGCGTCGCGTCCGTTGCCCGCTGGCCGTCCAGTCCGCGGAACTGGTAAGTCAGGAGTTTCGACTTACCGTGCGCATCGGCAGAGTCCCAGTCAATCCACCCTGTTTCCCGGATGAAGTCCTCAGCGATCGGGTCGTACGCCCACAAGATTCGAAAGTCGTTGTGAACCAGATCGTAGCGGTGCTCAAGCTCGCCGAGGGAGACGATCTCGCGCTCGGTGAGCGTCGCTACCGGAGAGGCGTCCGAGATCAGCGCGACACGTCGCCGAAGGCCCAGAGCGCCATCGGAGTACACCGGGGAATAGCACCCGAGCAGGAGGTAGATTTCCTTCTCGAGGAAAGCCTTCCCTTCCGATTGCTGCTTCAGGCCCACAAAGCGGAACACGAGTGCCGCCGTATCGTCTGTCGGGTCCCACAGATCAGGCCCGATGCCGGTGAAGTCGCTTAAACGGACAAAGGCTGTGTCGATTCCGAGGTGCCAGTGATCCGGCAACACGTTCGCGGTGCCGTAAATGATGCCGGTCATCACCGCATAGGCGAGTTTCGGCCCCGGCATCTCGAGGTAGATAAATTCCTCGACCTTCGGGCGCTTGTCCGGGGGCGTTACCGGATCTACCGCATACCCTTTCGCCACCGTGTTGTGAACACCGCGGGTACAGCCTGAAAAGCTGTCGGAGGTCTTCCCGGTATACCGGATGATCTCTTCTCCGAGCCGGAAGTACCCTACGGTCTGTCCTGGCGCATCCGAGTAGGACGTACCGTGCGCGACCATATGGAAGCGCGAGGTGTCGTAGACCGGAATGATGTCCGCAAAGGCGGACACCGAATCCCGCAACGTTGTCGAGACCGGCCGGAAGACTTCCTGCTGAAGCTCCCGCGTAATATCCGAGCAGCGAACCTCGTACCGTCCACCGCTGTAGAGACAGCGCGTAACGATCTGCGTCTGAAACAGTTGGAAGTCCGAGAAGTCCATACCTTCAGCGCCGAGGTACAGTCTCACTCGCCGACGCCTCAGTCCCGCGCCCTGCGTCTGAAGCTGCGAGCGCATCGCGATGGTGAAGGCTTGCGCCTTGTCTACCAGCGTGAAGGTGAAAGAACCTATTTCCGAGCGGCCCTCATCCGGGATAATGCGCTGAGAGATCGCCGAGGGTCGCTGCAGCATCCCTTGCAGCACATCGCCGGGAACATTCGGAATGTCGTCGTGGCTCGTGATGTACGGGGAGGCGACGTCGAACTCGATCTGTACGACGGCGCGCGGGCGCCTGCTTCGCGCCTCGTTCGCGAGCGCGAATTGGATCGGGTCGGCGCGCATCAGGCTTCGCGAACGTCGAAGCCGAACTGGATCATCCGTTCGCCATAGAGGCCCTTGATGAACAGCTCTTCCGAGGCGCCTTCGTCATCCCGAACCACGGTCATCTCAGCGAGCGGCATGTCAGGTGTGCCACGCGCATCGAAGGTGAAAGGCTGGCCGTCCGCAGTGCTGGCAAGAAACTCTCGCAGAACGGCCGCTTCCTGCTCCTGGATCGGTTCGAGCGTGATGCGCCAGATGCGCTCACGGCCGAAGTAATTGGTCTCCACCACTCCGGAAATGCTCTTCTGCTTCGTCTTCAAGTCCTTGCCGATGAATTGAAACCCGTCCCCCGTGATGACGAGCGGGATTTCGTAGGTCGTCTCCGCAACGTGACTCGGCGCCAGATCCACGCGCGCGATGTAGAACGCCCAGCCCATCAGCTTCCCCGAACCAGATGCAGGTCGAAGTCACCGGTGACTTCGCGAATGCGGTCGACAATCTCGCGGATCGCGCCCTCGGACCAGCCGAAGACCTGCAGATTGACGACCTTGCGATCAGCCTCACTGCGTTGTTCTTCCTGCGGCGGAGATGAAGGCACGCCTTCGGCCGAAGCGCCGGAGCCACCGCTGATACTGACTCCACCACCGCCGGAGACCGAACCGCCGTTGTAGTTCGTCGACTTGATCTTGGCGATCTGAATACCACCGACGAGCGCAACCTTCGCGGCTGCGACCAGGCTGGCCGGGAACGGAAGTTTCAAGGCTTCCGTGATACCTGCCGCCGTGTTCCAGATCGCCTGCGCCAGCGCAATGCCCTGCTGAATCTTGGCGAGCTTGGAATTCTCACGCGCCAGTGCGCCGAAAAGACTGCCGGCAATGGAGATGATCGACTGGTTCTTGATCTCTTCGAACTTGATCTCCTGCAAGCCGAAAGTTTCGCGCGCCTGCGCAAGAAACTCTGCGGTATCCGAGGCGATCCGCTGGCGCTTGAGGGAGGCTTCGAGATCCTTGTTGACGATCTCGTTCAACATCTCTTCGTGAATCTCGACGAGTAAATCCTTCTCGTCGGTCTTGATCTGAACCAGCGGATCTTCGGTAGACCGAAGCGAGCGCTCGCGTCTCTCCTGTGAAGATTCTCCCGGCAAGCGCTTCGCGGTGACCTCGACACCGGTCAACTCAGCCAGAAGTGCTGCCTGACGCTCGGCTTCGGCCCTGACGCCACCGAGACCGGTCCCCAAGAGTCGCTGCAGCTTCTCGGTCAGCGCATCGATCTGCTGATTGAGGTTATCCAGTATCTTCGAGCGCTCAGGTCCCGGCAGACGAATCGATCCGCGCAGCAACGCGTCACGGCGTTCCGTGAGTTCGTCGATCTGGCCACTGAGATTGACGATCTCGTTTCCGCCGCCGCCCGCGAGCACGCGAAGGCCACCGACGAAATGGCTCAAGGCTTCGAAGGTGGACGTCAGCGCCGGAGAAAGCGAACCGACCAGCTCAGTCGCCAGACTGAGCGTGGCAAGTTTCAGGCGGGAGAACGAATCGCCAATTTCATCGACAGCGTTGATGGAATCCGCGAGTACCGGTCCGCCGATCTCATCGAACTGAACCCCAAGCTTGCCGAGCTCGGCGCCGGTCTGAACCAGCGTCGGCAGCAACTCCGCGCCGCTCTTGCCGAAAAGGCCCATCGCGGCAGCCGTGCGTTCGGCTGGGTCTTCCATCGCAGCGATCGACGTCGCGACCCGCTCGAACTGCTGGTCGGGACTAAGGCTTTGGAAGTCGGCAACCTCAATCCCGAGGCGGTCGAGCGCGGCGGCGGCTTCCTTGGACCCATCTCCAGCCTTGATAAGCTGGTTCTGCATTCGATTGATCGCGCTGGCGATCGAATCGAACGAGGTTTCGCTCTGCTCTGCGATGAACTTCAGCCGCTGGATATCGGTGACGAGTATCCCGGTGCGGGCAGATGCGCCTTTGATTTCCTCTGCGAACTGCCCTATCTCGCCGATTACACGGCTGAGGCCAATCGCCGCGACGACACCCGCGAGCGCGGTAAAGCCGGTTCCGATGATCGAAGCCGTCTTGCCCGCACTACGCTCGAGGCCGGACAGGCTCTCGCGCACCTTGCGGAATTGCGTTTCAAGACCGGCGTCCTTGCCGACGAAGCGCAAGACAGCATCAACCACGGCGAGCCTTCCTCTTTGCCTTAGCTTTCTCGCGTGTCACGAACAACGGCTCCGGGGGTTTCCACATGAAGTGATCGAGCGGCCGTGGTTTCTGCTTGCTTCTCATGGACCGCAATACGGACTTCTCCATCTCGCGCGCGAGGAAGGCGACCTGATAGTTCTGCCAGTGATGGCCCTGAGGCTTGCGGCGAAGAATCGCCTGCCAGTTCATGAATTCTGCAGCGCTCATCTTTCGCTGCAATTCCTCTACTGTGTGGCCTCCGATGAGGAGGGCGAGTTCGTGCCAGACTCGTCGCTCTGGCTGCTGGAGTATTTTTTTTCCGCACTCTCCAGCGCTTTTTTGCCAAGCTGCGTCACGCGCAAGGCGTGCTCGAAAATCTCATCAACCTCAGCGAAGGTCAGCTTGCCATCTATCAGCTTGAAGGCCGCGTCGAGATCCTCAAACGCCTTGGACCCGTCTTCCTTGCACAGGGCCACTGCGATGACTAGAGCGGGGGGGAGCCTGCGAACGCCTTCGCCTTGGAGCTGGGCCTGGATCTGCAGCAGGTTCCAGCGCTCGGCACCGGATATCTGTCGCATGTAGATCGTGCCGAGGCGGGTTTTGGTTTCGATCTTCTCGATATCGAACTGAAGTGCGTTCAGTCTCTCGGTGATGTCGAGGTGTGCGCCATTGGTAGGCATGCTTACCTCGTGATCGTCACAGAGCCGTCTACCGTGATCTCGACAGCCGAGGTCACGCGGCCCTGATTGTTGACCGCGGCGAACTCGAACTTGTTGCAGTAGCCGGCCCAGAAGCGATGCTCCGCACCCGTATCTGAGGCGATGATGCGAAAGTTGCGTCGCTGCGGGGAGCCATTGTTCGCGTCGTCCTCGAGGCGATCCTGAATCAGATCGCCGTACGCACGGGTCAGGGTGGTCTGACACGGCGTAAAGCTGATGCTGCCAATGATCTTCTTGGATGCCGACTGATCGAGCACGTACCACTCCTGAGTCTCGCGCGTGGGCGAGGGAGGCGTCAGTTCCTCGATATCGAGGACCTGCGACCACGTTTCCAGCGCTTCGGTTGGAAGTGAACTACCGGTGGCTGCGCCCACCTCGAGCCGCCATAAATAGCCAGTGACATTCTCAGTCATGTGCGTTCCTCAAAATGAGACGGGTTAAACCGGTGTCGCTGTCGCGCCGGCTCGCGTCCAATAGGTGGCGAGGTAAGTCATGCGTAATCTAGCGATGGGAGAATCCTCGCCACGAGTGCGTGTCGTGCTCTGAAGCGTGATGTTTCCGACTAGTCCGCCGAGAGTCGGATCACCATCAGTACGATCTTCGATAAGAGCGGCGATCGTGTTGGCGGCTTGCATGGCTGCAAACCGATCGCTCGTGATGACATCCACGAAGACGAAAACAGAGCGCGTCTTCTTTTTCGCCAGCGTCTGCGAGACCACGTCCTCATCGCCGAGCTGAATCCAGCACCACGGCAATTCACCGGGCGAGGCGATCTTCTCCTCGTCGGTGACGATGTGATCTTCGAGACCGGGGACATTCGCGAGCAAGGCAACGAATGCCGCAAGAATCGAATCGACCGCGTGACTCACGGATCGCTCCGCAGCTCAATCACGGCCAGACCCGCCTCGTTCGTGATATTGGCGACGTAGTGCTCCGCCTCTTCAGGAATCTGGACCTGATCGCCTGACTTCAGGCCGAGGCGCTTAGCCTCCGACATGAGACAGGCAAGAAACGGCTGGGTGGAGCTGATCCGCAAACCTTCGAAGGGAAGGTCAAGCGGGTCCATCGTGAACAGCGCGATCGAGAGCGGTTTATCGGCGACGCGAATGTCGACTTGACCGCCGACCGCCAAGAGCATGTCCCGGCGGTCGGCGTCAGACTCCAGCATCAGCTCGCGTACTTCTTGCGGCCAATCAGCGTGTAGGAAATCAGGGATGGCCCTGTCCCTACAGTGCCGATGACCTTGATATATCCGCGAAGCTGCGTCGCCTCAAATACGGCCGTATAGATCGCGTCGTCAAGTGATGTCGTCACCTGCGCGATCGCTCCGCCGACCGGAACGACGGCTGTCGCACCGGAATCACTTCCGGCCGTATTCGTGTTGAATGTGAGATCGAGCGTGCCGGTGATAATTCCGACACTGATCTCGACTGATACCGCGCCCTCATATCCGCGCGCATCGATCCACGCGGACGTTGCGGCGGCGGTATTGGCTGCCGAAACACAGGCCATGATCTTGGTGCGCGTCAGGGCACCAACAGCACTTGCGAGAGACATTACTTCGCTCCTTTTTGCGGCTCGGCCGCCTTGGAAACCGTTGTGACCTGCGCGGCGGCGCGCGCGGCCTGCCGATCCGCCAGCACCTTGTTCGGGTCAGGCAGTTCGGTTTTGTGAGCCAGTGGAGTCTGGATATTCACGAACTCCACCTTGTTGTTGGTGCGCAGTTCGATGGCGGTCGGCGCCTCCAGATCCAGTACCGTTCCCGGCGCCTGAATTTCCTGTCGATGCCGAAAACCACGCAGGACTTTCACTCGTTGCATTTGAGCCATGTTTCAATTCCTCAGTTCAGAAGAGCGGCCCCTCCGCAGAAGGGCCGTCTATCAGGTGATGCTGCTCGCGATGGTGAAGGCGGCCGGGCGACGAATGCCGACGTCCACGCTGTACATCGCGCGCACGCCGATGATGCCGGCGCCGAAGTTGGCGTACGGGTTCGTGTCTACCTCGAGCACACCCCATTCGCCGACGACGCAGTTTTCCCACGCACCGAAGTACATGGTGGCCGTTGCGACCTGATTGGTGGACATCGCGGGGAAGCCCATCATCGTGCCGCCCCACACGTTGCCGATCCATGCCGGCGAGGCCGTGCTGGCATAAAGCACTTCCGCAATCATCAGTGCCGCCACCGCAGGAGTCGTGACATAGCCGCCACGCATCGGCATGACGTTTGCCGCCGCAAGGTCCGTCTGCGTTTCCAGGAGACCGGCAAGGCCAAGCGAGGTGCCGCTGACCGTGCCGACACCCGTCACGTTGTCGATACCGAGCGGCTGGCCTGAGGCGCCAGTGCCACTGATAACCGCCACGTCTACCGCCAGAGCGGCCACCGCGGCGAGATCCGCATTCACCAGACCCTCGACATCAATCGAGGACTGCATGAGCAGCTTGCGAGATAGTTCCGTGTAGGCCGAAACGGTCTTCGGCGTCATGGCCAACTGAACGAACGTCGGCTGGCTCTCAGTTGCCGCACCGGTCTCGCTCGACAACCATTCCGCAGTCGCCGCCGCGCTCTGACGCGGAATGGTCACGTTGTCACGCAGCCCGGTAAGGCGCGTCGCGCCCATACGGAAGGCGAACGACAGATTGCGCAGCAACTCATCGAAGCCCATCACGCTCGTCTGCACGAGCGCGCCACCGGCGCCGAGCGAGGCGGTATTCAGGTCACGCTGAATCCACTGCGACTGACCGTGCCGCTCCGCGAGTTGCGCATAGTTCACGCTCGACTGACGGCGCTGCACTTCCAGCGGGACATAGAAGCAGTTGTTCTGCTGCGGCTTGTCCGTCTTGTCCGCAATCGTGCGGTGACATTCAAGCTCGAAGCCGGCCTTGCGCCAGTCGTTGTCACGCGCCGCCAGGATCGCTCGACACAGACTGTACTGACCTGACTCGCGCTCGGACAAACCGAGCGCAGAGATTGACCGGGGCGTCGTCTTCCCGCGTTCCTTGTGGATCGCAAGAATGTCGTCGGCCACCGAATCAAGCGACATGCCGCGCGTGATCCAGTTCTGCACGGTGTCGTCGCCAACACTGTTGGCCGTCGCCAGATTACGGATCGCCTGCTGGCGCCTGCGCTCCTGCTCGGCGGCAAAGTTCTTGTCGAGTTCCTGTCGACCGACTTCGACACGGGTTTCTGCACTTCGAGTCACAGCAGCAGTCTGATCGGCGTTTTCGCCCGCCGCGGCGGTATCGTCAGCCATTGATGGCTCCTTGGGTTTGGCGGGGACCGCCGGGGTTGAAACAGAAGTGGGTTTGTTGCGCCCGATACCGATGCTTCGGTCGGCGCCAATGCCTGCGACAGACCCCTCAATCGGGCGCCAGCGCAGCCATTTCACTGATTCGGTAGTGCCGTCCGATCCTTCGGTTCGCTGAATCTTTATCGGCTCAGCACGGAGCGACATGTCCGTGAGCGTTCCTTCATCGACCATTTCCCGAACCATTGCGGCATCGGGGTTGGCTTTTGAGAATCTCAAATCGCCAACTAGCCGCTTTTTATCGAGCCGAATATTCACGATTCGGCCGACCATGCTCGTGAGCGTGTACGCGTCGTGATTCACGAACAGCGGTAATCCGCGCTCCGCCACGCCATCGAGATCGACCGACGCCTTCTCGTGAACCAGAATGTTCGGCGGCGCCCACGGCCAGTCCTTGATTGGCGCTTCGCTGGAGAGCGATACGCGATACGCGGTCTCCTGCGTTTTCTCATCACGCAGACGTTCGATGCAGAACGCGCGGACAACACAGGTTTCATCGTGCTCGTCGTTCTGTGCTTCGCTCATGTCATTTCCTCGGGAAAGAAAAAACCCGCCTTTCAGCGGGTTCAATGGGCTCATCGTCAGCTTCTACCGGTTTGTCTGGCAGTTCCTCTGGAGGCTTGCTCGCGGCTTTCGCGGTTGCCTTGGCTTCGGCCTTCGCCTTCTCGACTTCGGCCGTGTAGAACTCTGGGCTCGTCTCGAATACGAGACCCTTGTCGCGAATCGCCTTGAGTTCGCGATCGCGCGTGTTAAGCACATCTTCAATGTCCTGACCGCCACCGGTCTGGGAAATCACGTCAGTGAGCGTCGTCATGCCGTCCTTGATCGCGCGCTCGTACGCCTCGACTTCCTTCGTCGGGTCGATCCAGCTCCAGCCGCGGGGCTTGAACAGCGCCGCTTCGAACTTCCGTGGATCAGTCGCGTACTGCTCGACAGAAATACCGGGAATGGCGCGCGCGAGTACCGCAGCCTGCAGCCACTCCCGGTGAACCTGATGACGGAACTCGCAGATGAACCACGACTGATAGAAGCGCCACAGGTCGCGGTCGTCCAGCAATGCGAGGCGCGAGCTGGAATAGTTGCTCTGCGAGTAGTCGCGGGAGAGTGATTCGTAGCTCGGGCCAGTTCCAGCGGCCAACTCCCTCAACATGTAGCGCACGAACGGGTCGAGCGCCGGATTCGGCGCATTCGGACTTGGCGCGTTCATCTTCTCGCCGGGATTCAACCGCTTCGCGACCCCCGGCTCAACATCCATATTGACCGAACCGTCAGGCTGCTCTTCGCCGAATGAGCCAGCATCCTCGGCCGTCTCAATAGTCCACGGCGTCGATGCCTGAACACGGGCGCGCGTGATCTCAGCTTCCGTGTAGCCGGCGAGATCATTGAAGGTTCGCGCGACCGCATGCATCCACGGCTCCCCGCGCGTCTGCGGCCACCGGTCGATGACGGCGAGGTGAATGATCTGATCCGCCGGCACGCGCTCGATCATGTCGGGCGTGAAGTTCGTAAGCCGATACTCACTCGGATGTCTGCGGCGAATGAAGTACGCGACCGGCCGGTAGAACTCGTCTACCTCCACGCCCATGCGAACATGGTTGCTGTTCTGCGCCGACAGATACGGTGCAGTGAACTCGTCCGCAACCCGTTCGGCCTCGATCAGTTCCAGCGCATAGGGAACCTTCGAATGTCCGAAGGTCCGATAGTGCTTGCGGATAAAACACTCCCCGGCCGCGAACACCTGAGCCATGATGGCGCGCTCGAGCAACTTGAACGCGAGTCGCCCGCCGGTGTGGCAATTCTGCGCTTCGCTCCATTCACACCAGGATTCCTCGATGGAATCGTTCAGTCTTTCAGCGGGTACGTCCCGGCTCGTCATCACCTGCGCCTGCATGCCGATGCCGCAGCCAATGACGTTATTCACGACGATGACCTGAGCACGCTTGGCGTAGCTCACGTCTCGAATCAGGGCGCGCGAGCGTCCACGCAGTTTCGTCAGGGAGCTGACGAGTTCGGAATCCGCACTACCGTTCGATACCGACCAGTCGGAAGTGAGGCGTGACTCGCGCGCCGCCGCGTACATTCGTGTAGCGGTTCTGCTGGACTGTGCTGAATTGCGCTGCGGTTTTGCCGCAGGCTGCTTCACGCTCGGCAGTACAGCCTGAGCAAGTGGCGTATCAAACACATCACGCACGGGTGAATCTCACCTTGATGTTGCGACCGAGGCCGGCAGTGCTGCCTTGATCCTCGATCTTCACTTCCGTCCTCAACTCGTTTCTCCACTTCGTCAGTTCGGGCAGTGACCAGCGAGCAATCGAGCGCCCCTGGATCGACATGCTCGCCTGCGCAGTCGAAGCATTGCCTTCGAGGAAAGCTTCGATGGCTTCGAGCGTTCTTCGCGCCCACGAGCGCGTGTCGTGCGTACCGGCGGCGGCTGGATCGACGAGAACTTCAGCGAGCCCGTTCTCGACGGTCGTCGTCGTCGTGCCATCCGTGACCCGAAGGCGCCAGCCGTATCGACCGGACTTGTAGGTCGTCGTCGTTGCAGCGGCGATAGTGAACGTGTGCGTGTCGCCATCAGCGACTCCGGCGACGCTGAACGTGCCGTCACGATTCTCGAAATAAACCGTGGCGTCCCACGTCGATGCCGGGTAGTCGGAGAGGTCGCGCGTCCACTGCCAGGTATCGCCGGCGATCAGTGCGCGCGGGATGGTTGTCGAAACGTCAGGCATGGAAACGCCTCGCGAATCCACTGGCAAGATGTGTTCCGCAAAGGCCCATGAGTAGACCAACACCGCCAGCGAGTACAATCGACAGCACGACATTGAAGCCGACGATTGTGTGGAGATAACTCGCGCCGAAGCTATAAACGAGGCCACACGGAATCACGCCGAGAAGAAAATCAAGAAGTGCCTGCTTCATCAATATCTCCAGTTCTTGACCCAGCCACCGCGCCGCGGTGCCATGACTTTCGCGCGCGGTGCTTGCGGTGGCGGCTCAGTAGCAATCGCCTCTTTCGCCTCCGCAACCTTCACGGCGGCAGCAATCTGTTCCTCTACCGGTCGTGCCCAGCGAGGCGGCGAGGCCCAATTGATCTTGTCGGCCCGCAGCACCTTGCAGGCGGCGCGCCCATACGCATGAAGGTCGAAGGCTTCGTTGCGTTCGCGTTTCGGATTCTTCCAGCCCTTATCCGTACGGGTCTCCGCCGCGATCTCGGCGAAGTAGCCGTCGTCCTTCTCCAACCACTTCGGCAGGTGGACGTAGCCCGGACCCTCGTCCGTTCGCGCGAGGTCACCCACCACCGCATCCTTCAGCACATTCGTGTTGATGAGCAGCACCGGAACATCGCCACGCCCGCCCTGCTTCCTGTCCTTGCGCTCGGATGAATCCGGCCATGTCACCGTGAGCGTCGGCGCATCGAGCCGACTCGAGCCTTTGATGAGCCGGAACCGTCGGTGCTTGCCGCGCTTCTTCAGCCAGCGCCAGTACGCATAGGCTTTTGCGGTGACGCCGGACTTTCCTCCGGAATCGCACACCGTCAGCGTCACCGGCATCTGGTAGTCACAGCCGATGACCGGATAACGCCGCTCCATCACCTCAAGAAGCAGATCCCAGTCCTCCAGGTACGAGGCCGGATCAAGCGCCGCGGTCCGCTCGCCTTCCTCGCGTTTGCTCGATGTGATCGGGAACCGATCGACCAGCCAGCTTTCAAGTCCCACGCCCCACCCCATGACGTGGACGACGAACTTCCCGCCCTGCACGTCAACCTGCGAGGTGAGGAACCGAACGCCTGCGGGAACCTTGCCCTTCGGCCAGTTTTCCAAGCGCTTCCTCAGGTCATCGGACGAGCGTTTCTTGGCGGCGACTCTCGGAAGATAGGCCGCGCCCTGATCCGTGTTGACGGTGAACTTCAGCGCCGCCTCTTCACCGGTCCGCAGATAGCTTGCAAGGGCTTGCAGATACTTCAGCAGCAGCGATTCCCAGCTCTGGAACGTCGCCGCTACCCCACCGAGCCAGTAGCTGGCTATCTGAGTCCCTCGCCGCGAACCGACGATCACACCGTCCTTCGAGATCGACTGGCCCTCGTGGAGCCAATGCCCTTTGGCTGACATCTGCGGCCGCAGAATCTGTTCATGTAATCCGCCGCAACCCGGACAGACGACCTTCGCGTACTCACCTGCCAGCTCCAGCGGGTCGCGAACGCGGACCAGTTCCTCCAGTTCCTTCTCCGCCGGCAAGGCGAAGCAGGACAGCCCCGGAGCGGCCTGAAAGAATTCTGAGCAGTGCCAGCAGGGCCAGTACCACCGCGCCCGTGTACCGCGGTTATAGAGCTCCGCAATGCCCCTCGAAGACGGTCCCTCGTGAGGCGTAGCCGGCTTCCACTCGGCATCCAGATATTCCGCATCGGGCGAGGACTCCGCGAAGCACTTCCCCCGGCTCATGTAGGTCTCGACACGCTTGGCGCCCAGATCCCACAACGGTCCCTCACCCTCAACGTTATCGCGGTTCTCCGGCCGGTCGTAATCGGTCAGGAACACATACCGCAACGTCTTCGAGGACAACTGCGAAATCGACGGCCAACCGACCTTCAGCCGCATCCCCGACCGAAAGAACTTGTCGTACGTGTTGTCATCCCGGGCCCGGGGAGACAACGCCTCCCGCAATGCCGGCGAGTGCCGGATTGCGCGATCAAGGTCCGTCAGACTGAAATCCCGCGCCGTGTCCTGGCTCATCTGCGTGATAAGCACGTCCCCGGGAGCACACGTCACCGCGTACGTGATGCCGCCCAGAATGAGCGACATCGTCTTGCTGCTGCGCGCCGGACCGACGAACACCACTCCTTGATATTCCCGCGATGCCAGCAGGTCCAGCGGCTCGATCATCATCGGAGAAAGGCTCGGGTCCCACCGTCCCTTCTCCGTCTCCAGGTACCGCCTCGCCGCCTCGCTCGGCAACATACGCCGCGGCGGCCGAATCATCTCCGCGGTGTAGCGCGTGACATCCCGTGCCCGCGCGAACTGCGTCATCAGGCGATGGCCTCAGCCTCTTCCTCGATGAGCTGCTTGAACAGCGCCTCACGGCATTCGTCGATGGAACGCTCCACCCTGGCCAGGGCCTCGCCAGATAGACCACAGTCCCGCTCGAGCACGTCGGTCATCGTGTCAAACATGAGCGAGGTAATGCGATTGTTCCGCGCCTGTTCCTGCTCGGACTCAACTCGGGGAATCACTTCGCGCTGTAGCGTTTGGAGCTGCAGTGCCTTCAGTTCCGCATCGTAATGGGCCTTGCGATCCATCGGCTGCATGCTCGAAGGATCGATTGCGCACTCTCTACCTTGGAGCCATGCGCGCAGGGCATCCCGAAGCCGGTATAACGGATAGCCGCCGGAATCGCCGCACGGTTCAACTCCGGCTTCATCTAAGCGACGCCGTATCGTTTCCCTCGAGCACTCGAATTCGCGAGCCAGAGTAGTGAGACTGAAGCTCGCCGGCCTGTCGAATTCCACCGGGTCAACCATTGGTAGCCGTCCCCAAGAGAGCGGAAATAGTGTCGAAATCCGCGCGCCAATGGCTGCCA